GTGGAGACAGTACAGTTCCTGAAGATGTAGAGAAACTCATGAATGGAAGGATTGCGGATCTTATTGTGACTGATCCTCCCTACAATGTGAATTATGAAAACAAGATTGATTACCATAAGATGTTTAAAAATGATGTTCGTAAGAATAACTCCATCATGAATGATTATATGGACAGTGATAAGTTCTTTGATTTCTTGTTGGCGATGTACATGATTGCGAATCAACACATTAAAGCAGGTGGACCGATTTATGTCTTCCATAGTGATGTGGAGCGAGTCGCATTTCAATTAGCAATGAATGCAGCTGGATTCAAATTCTCTGAGACACTCATCTGGGTGAAGAATTCATTTAACCTTAGCCGCAACGATTATCACTGGAAACATGAACCGATCCTCTATGGATGGAAAGAAGGAGCAGGACATTACTTTGTGGATGATCGCACTAAATCTACCGTGTTTGATGAATCAGTCAATATTGAAAAGTTGAAGAAAGAAGAGCTCATAGAGTTACTCACCAATATTCTTTCTCAGATTCATACCACAATCATCTATGACAACAAGCCACTGCGAAGTGATATCCATCCAACGATGAAACCAGTGTCACTTGTAGGTAAGCTCATTAAAAACTCTAGCAAAGCTCGAGATTTGCTGTATGAACCCTTTGGTGGGAGTGGATCAACTCTTATTGCAGCTGATCAATTGGATCGAGTATGTTACTGCATGGAGCTCGATCCAAAGTATGTGGATGTGATTGTAAAGAGATGGAATGATAGTAAAAACATTAAATAGAGAAATGTTGGGAGACCAACATTTTTCAATTAATTGGACATAAAGTGAAGATTATTTAGAAAAAGTTGGATTTTTTCAACATTATTGGAAGTATTTTTCAAATTTATCCACAATTCTTATTGTAATGAAGTAAAATTTAATTAACTAATCATGGGGGGATTATATGTTTTGTACCAAATGTGGAACATCATTAGAAAATGATGACTTATTCTGTCATGAGTGTGGGCAGAAGGTTAACGATAGTCAATTTGTTAATAATTCAATTTATCATAGTAGTAATAATGAATTAAGTGTTCAAAGATCATATGCACCTAGTGTGTGGAATAGACCAGAAATTACAAAAGTTCTTATTGTAGGTAATGACTCAAGAAAATCAGCTTCAAGTTCAATAATTAGAGGTGCTATTGGAGGAACGATGCTAGGACCAATAGGTCTTTTTGGTGGTTTAATTAGTGGCAAGAATCGTAATAAAACAACTTTTCTTATTTTCTTTAGTAACGGAGCAAAAAAGACTGTTACATGCAAAACTAATGGATTAGAGTTTAATTTTTACATTAAATATGTTCAATAAGGGGGAGCAAATTATGAACTATTGTAGTAAATGTGGGAGCAAGTTAGTAGATGGTGCAAAGTATTGTTCAAAATGTGGCAGTAAAACTGATTCAATAAATGAAAGTTTGAATAACTCTGAATCTATAGAAAGCATTGAATCTAAGAACGAGGATAATACTACGTATGAAATTAATAATTCTTCAAATAGTGAATTTAAGTCTTTAACGAATTTGTCAACGGCAGAAGTTAAGCAGAGATCAAAAAGAAATTCACTCGTTGTAAAGTCATTAATTGGATTTTTCATATTTGCCATTTTGATACAGTTTCCAACACTATTTAAAAATCCAAAAGAAATCATTTTTATCAATAGAATTAGTTCGTTATATGTTAATGAAGAATACCGACTGAATATTAGAACTGACATTGAAGATTTTGATACGACAGGCTTTAGTTGGGATTCATCCAATCGAAATGTTGCAACTGTTTCAAAAGGTGTTATAAAAGGCATCTCTGAAGGCACTGCAATAATATCTGTTTCTAATGGGAAAAAATTAGTAAATCAATTCGAACTGAGTGTTAGTTATAACCCTGTGGTTGAGTTAAATACTGCTGTATCAAGTGTTTTTATTGTAGGAGATATCAAGCCTTTCAATATTGTCATCTCACCTCAAAATGCATCAAACAAAACACTCACGTTTAGCTCATCTGATGAATCAATTGCAACAATTGATAGCATTGGTAATATATTGGCCAAATCTAAAGGAACTGTAGTTCTTAAAGCAACTAGCATTGATGGAATTGAAATAAGTCATCAAATCAAAGTTTATAACAAAGTTGAGAGTATCGAATTGAACAAGGAGTCAATTGAGCTAAGAGAAGGATCATCAACTACTATTACAGCTGTTATTTCACCTAAGAATGCAAATGACGTACCACTTGTTTGGAGCTCTTCAGACGAAAACATCGCAACAGTAGAGAACGGGAAAATTCTCGGAAAATCACTTGGAAAAGCTGAAATTACAGTAAGTGCGGGAAGTGTTTCTAAGACCATAATAGTTTATGTCCAAAGAAAATCACCGATCTCAATTGTAAATTTCAGATATACAAAAGATTCTGTGGGAGGTATTGAATGGAATTTTAGAATACGAAATAACTCATCTAAAGATATTAACTATGTAACAATGGCTTGGTATAACTTTAATGCAGTAGGAGATTTTGTGTATGATGAAATATCTGGTAGGAATTACACGAGAATTCGATTTACTGGTCCTTTAAAAGCTGGCTCTACTACAACAACACGCAGAAACACCACACTATTCTATAATCATTCTTATAGATCATCAGTATTTTATGAGTTTATTATTGAATATAGCGATGGATCAACAGAAACAATCAAATTTGAAGATATGATATATTGGTTTGATATTACAACTTCAAAATAATCTGAAGTATCTCTCAATTTTTACAAAAACTATTTTCAAAGGAAAATCTTAAGAAACATGCGTAAATAGAAGTTCAAAGTTGAATTGCTTATTGAATTATAATATTAAGGTTATCTTTCAATGTTTTTGAGCAATTAGTACTTGTTTTTGATTGCAGAAACCATCTATGAACATTGTAGTGCATGTAATAAATGATATAATTTTTCAATGGAGGGGAATCATGCAACCATTTAAGAAATTTGTGATAAGAGAAATGTATGAAGTTTTCAAAAATGAAATTGAGAATGAACTTGATGGTTACTCAAATAATCTCATAGCATCAAATAGTTTCGAAGAAATTTGTAAAAAACTCTATGGTAAACACTTATTACAAGCTGTAGTAATTGATAGTAAACCAAATATAGAGGATCTGATCAATGTTAAAATTCAGCTTTCTGATCGACGTAACCGAAATGATTTATTTGATAATAAACCTGTAGAAGGTGTAAGACTTGTTCACACGTATGGTTTTAAAGGTAGTCATATTCTATTTTCTTGCAATGCAGACATTATCTCATTGGGTGGATATCCAGAAATAGAGTTGTATCCAAACAACCAATTTAGAATTTCGGTTGAAGAAACACTTGCAAGATTGAAAGATGATAAAAACCAATTGTTGAAGTTGAGAATTGATAAAGATATAGCAGAAATAAGAAAGTTTATAGGTTACTGTAATAATGCTGTGGAAAAGTTTAACAAAGAGTTAATATCGTTTACTCAAAAAAAAGTAAGTGATAGAACAGAAAGAAATAATCTAATAGACCAGTTAAAGAAAGAGTATGAAATACCATTGATTCCCAGAGAACCAAAACAATTAGAAGTTATTTCACTTGAAAAAATTCAAATTTCACTAAAAGAAGAAAAGGGTAATGAAACCGAATATTCAATATCAGATAAATCATACGACTCAATTTTGGGAGTCATTAAACATCATTGCTCAACATTTGAAAGACTCCCAAGAGTATTTTTAAAATTTAAGGAAGAGGAACTAAGGGACATTATACTTGCTGCACTCAATTGCATATTTTTAGGGGGAGCAACTGGAGAAACTTTTAGAGTTAATGGCCACAGTGATATATGTATTGAGTTTGAAAATAGAGCTGCTTTTATTGCGGAATGTAAATTTTGGAAAGGGGAAAAAAGTGTGGCAGAAGCAATTGATCAACTATTGAGTTATACAACATGGCGTGATATTAAATTGTGTTTGATTTTTTTCTCAAAAAGAAAAGATTTTTTTGAAGTAACAGAAAAAATGCATCAAGTCTTGAATGGTTATTCGGCTAATGTTAGTTACACAAGAATCGATAAGAATCTGTATTCAAATATCATTAAATCTAAAGTAAATAAAAATCAGAATATCATTCTAAATACAATTCTTGTAAATTTGCAAGATTATGGTGAGGACAATAAATGATTTATTCATGCTAGATCAAATAAAAGTTCAAAATGTCGTAAACTAATAGTCTTAATGTGTTAAAGTTAGATAAAGAACCGCCTTTTATGAGAAAAATAATGAAACTGTGTGAAGGGGATATATGGCTGCAAAATACAAAATTAAAACATGGAAACTCTACCAAATCAAGCAATTCTATGATGAAGGAAAATTGGTTTTGCCTTCCTACCAGAGAAGTTTAAAGTGGGATGAGAACAGGAAAAAGAATTTGATTGAAACCATGCGTGAAGGAAATCCTATTGGAACTTTTTTGCTTTATCAAGATGATGCTAAGAGATTTCAAATTGTAGATGGACTGCAAAGAATAAGTACAATTATTGGATACATGAATAATACAGAAAAATACATTGATAAAGAGATTCTAGATTTTGAAGTAGTTGAAAAACTCATTAGAATTAGTTGTACTATTGATTCAATTGTATACATTCCCGAGCAACTCGAAAGCCAGATACTATTTCTAAAAGAGCAAATTGTTGCAAAATATAAAGAGTTAGGGAATAACAAAGCAAATTTTAACATTGAGATTCTAAAGCTAATTGGTGCAGAACTAGAGAACTCTCATTATTATACTGAAGGTATTGCTGAAGTAATAAATCAAATTGAAGACAGAGTAAACTTGACTGATATAGAAATCCCACTAATCATATATTTAGCAGATAGACGAGACTTACCAAGAATATTTACTGACATAAATCAAAATTCGTTAATCTTAACTGAATATGAAATTTATGCAGCACAGTGGTCAAATATTAATGTTGGAGAGGTAGATCCTATACTGCTGGAAAAACTAAAAAACAAATACGATAAGATAAATAACGATCCGGATAGTGGTTTTGATATTGATTATGATAGAGATTTAAATAGTGATAAAACACTGAGTTTGTATGAATTTTGTTTTGCATTGGGAGAAATGATTTCTGATTCTTCCAAAGGGCATACAAATCTTTTTATAGCACGCAAAAACTCGGGATTCGAATTACTCAGTTTGATTTTAACAGACGAGTATAACTACTCAGAAATACTTGAATTCCTTTTGGGATCAGAATCATTGGGATACTCAAATGGTAATAAAAATTTAGCTAAAGAGTTATACAAATCGGTTTTAGATATTCTTAGACACATGATGTTTATAGATGAATATGTAATGATTAATGGTAAAAGCTACATATACTCATATTTTCAGATTTTTCACATTTTTATGTCATTGTTTAAGAAAAAATATATTATTACTCACAAAGCAACATTAAGTAATGGAGATAAAATAGAATCTAATGATTTTAATGAAATTTATAGTAAAACAAGATACTATTCAACGAAATCACAATTGTCAATTATTGAAATCAACACTTCGATTGGGCTGAAAACAGGGTTTGGACCAGAGTTGAAGAAATTTAAACAGTATGTAATTCCGGTAATGTTAAAGCAAACTTTTGACAATTTTTGGGTAACAAATAGACAAGTTACTCACTTAACGAAGCAGATAAAGAATAATTCGAATATTTATTTTGAGGATATCTCAGAGAACGACTTTGTTTCTTCTGCTGTAGGCTCATTACGAACTCAAGTGACTGATTCACAGTTTAGTGTCATTAAATTTCCTAGTAATGTTAAGCTAAGTGCAGTAATCATTCATAACATATTATTAAAAATTTCAGACAAATATAAAGTAAACTGTGGTGATTATAAAAATTATGAGTTTGATCATATTATTCCAAAATCAATATTGAAAGAGTTAAGACTAAAGGTACCAATCGCCTCATTAATGAACTGCTGGGTGCTAGATAAAAAATCAAACATTAGAAAAAATGGTTTTTCAATTTCAGAGTTAGCTAATACACCTTTTACTATGCTTGATCATGACTTTATGGCAATTCTGGGAATTACCGAATATCAATTTAAGGTTTTTGCACATATTAAAGACTTATCAACAGATGCTAAGAAGGTGGAGTTTCAAAAATATATTGAAGATAGAATAAAAGTGCTACCGAATCATTATTACAGTTTAAAGCAGAAATTCATTACATACATGAGTAGATCAAATTAACTTCGGTACTTACCGAAGTTTTTTAATGTGCTAATTTATAGTTATAGAGGTGAGTCATGGCTAAAAGTAAATGGGATCAAGTCAAATCAAAACTTCATCTTGTTGAAAAATGGGCAAGGGATGGTTTAAGAGAAGATCAAATCGCAAAAAACTTAGGCATTTCAGTCACTACTTTAGAAGTCTATAAGAAGCAATACCCTGAAGTTTCTAAAGCCTTAAAAAAGGGGAAAGAAACATTAATCACTGAACTTGAGAATGCTCTTATCAAAAAAGCGCTTGGGTATGAGTATGAAGAGAAGAAAGTCTACACCAAAAATGAGAATGGTAATTCAGTGACCTATACAGAGATCACTAAGAAACATCAACCTCCAGACACAGGTGCACTCTTTGGATTACTCAAGAATAAAGATCCCCAGAATTATTCTGATAATCCACAAATGCTTCAACTCAAGAAACAAGAACTTGAACTAAGGGAAAGACTTGCCAAAGCGGAGGAGTGGTAGTGGCAAAGTATACAACCCTTGCTGATTTCTACAAAAGTCAGAAATGGAGATCATTACGACTCAAACTCATGAATGAGCGAAGTCATCCAAGTAAAGGATTATGTTGTCAGCACTGTAGTGAAATCATTCATAAAGAGATTGATTGCATAGCTCATCACATTACCGAGCTTACACCAGCTAATGTCCATGATGCTAACATATCACTCAATCCAAAGAACATTCTACTAGTTCATCATCGATGTCATAACCAAATCCATGAACGATTTGGATATCAATCAAATCAGAAAGTATATATTGTCTATGGTCCACCACTCTCAGGAAAGACCACCTTTGTTAAGCAAAGTAAAGGACGAAGAGATGTAGTCTTGGATCTAGACGAGTTATACAAAGCTATCACACTATTACCTGCCTATGATAAGCCAACCGAACTATCTCAGAATATTTTCCAACTAAGAGATGTCTTGCTTGATCAAATCAAAACCCGAACAGGCAAATGGTCTCAAGCGTGGATCATCGGTGGCTATCCAAACTTTGTAGAGCGTGAGCGACTAGCTCATCAACTTGGAGCAGAGCTCATTCATATTGAAGCAACCCAAGATGAGTGCCTACAAAGACTATACCAAGATAAGGATAAACTGCACGTTCAGCGGGAATGGCAGAATTATATCCATCAGTGGTTCCTAAGATTCATTCCTGATCCCCCCGGGTCTGAGTCTTAGGCAATCAGCTGGGAACTGGACTAGGGACAACAGATGCACGCAAACCGAAATTTCGAGAAATCGTGCCAAGTTTTGGAAAAACTGGTGAAAGAAATTCAAACTACGAAAACTTCAGAAAGGAACCGCATGACTGAACTTGAGAAACTCCAAGAGATCTTCCAAAAGGTGGATCCTGATAAGCAAAGACTCGTGGAGAAACTACTTCATGACGCAGCCTTCTTATCCGAACAAAATGAAGATCTGCGAAAGATGATTGAAGTGACAGGAATGGTGAAGTTTCATCCTACAAATCCCAATCTTCAAAAACCTACTGAAGCGGCAAAGCAATATTTAAGAAATCTACAAACGTATTCAGTCGTTATTAAAACACTCAATCAAGTCTTCTCAAAAAACTCAATTGAGGAACAAGATGACTTTGAACAATTCATGAATCAATCCGTTGATGAGGCATTGTGACCTATCTTGAGCAGTATGTCGAAGCGATTGAATCACGACAAATCATAGTAGGCCAAGAACTATATACCGTCCTTAAGCAACTTGTTGAGGACTTGAGCGATGATCGTTATATCTATGATACAAAACGAGCTCATCGTCGCATTGCCTTTATTGAGCGATTTTGTAAACATACTAAATCCCCATTTCATGGGAAACCCTTCATTCTTGAGTTATGGGAGAAAGCATTTATTGAAGTGGTCTATGGATTCCTAAGATCACCGACGAAACGACGACGATTCAAGCGAGTCATTCTGCTAATTAGTCGAAAGAATGGGAAATCAACCCTTACTGCAGCATTGGCTTTCACTGAACTCATGATGGGAAGTGGTGGCTCTGACATTGTATGCTCATCCAATGATGATGCACAAGCTTCGATCATCTTCTTAGAGATTGGAGCAATGCGAGAGATGTTTGATCCCACCAGTAAACGAACTCACAAGAACCTGCGTTGGATCATCAATAAGAAAAACAAGAGCAAAGTGTTCAAACTCTCTGAAAAGACCCAAAACAAAGAAGGGTACAACATTGAGTTTGGTATCTTGGATGAATCCCATGAGATGAAGGATAATTCCATTGCTAAACCGATTGAGCAATCCCAATCCACTAAAGATGAACCGCTTTTTGTCAACATCACCACAGAAGGATTTGTGAATGATGGGTATCTAGATAAAGAACTTCAATATGCTCGACGAGTGATTGCGGGTGAATATGAAGACGACACACTGCTTGCATGGTTGTATACCCAAGATAGTGAAGCAGAAGTTTGGCAGGATGAATCCAGCTGGATGAAATCCAATCCATCACTTGGTTTGATTAAGAAAAGGGAATACCTAAGAGATCAAATCAACAAAGCTAAACTAGATAAGGGAGATCGAATGTATGTCCTGGCCAAGGACTTCAACATTAAGCAAAATAATGCTGAAGCATGGCTTATGGAACAAGACTACAACATCTCCACCACCTTCCACATGGAAGATTTCATAGGAAGTATAGCTTTAGGTGCAGTGGACTTGTCGGAAACTACCGACCTCACTTGTGCTAAAGTGCTTCTAATGAAAAAGGGAGATCCAACCAAATATATTGCCACACGATACTTCATTCCTGAAAGCAAAGTCATTCAAGGATCCATTGATGATAAGAAAGATTATCTGACCTGGGCACGAGAAGGACTCATTGAAATTACAGAAGGCAATGAAGTCGATTTATCCAAAGTGGCCAAGTGGTTTCTGGATTTATACAAGCATTACAAAATCAGAACTTATAAAACAGGGTATGATAACCGCTTTGCTAAAACATGGTTAAGCGCAATGGATGGGTATGGACTTGAAACAGAGCGAGTGGATCAAAACCGATTTACACTCTCTAATCCAATGAAACTTCTTGAAGCAGATCTTAAATCACGATTGGTCAATTACAACAATCACCCAATCGATAAATGGTGCTTATCCAACACAGCCATCAAAGTGGATAATCTAGGATTGGTGATGCCAGTGAAGGTGAATGATATGCGCAATCGTCGTATTGATGGAGCCGTGACCATGATTATTCTATATGCCATGTGGCAGCGTTATCGCACTGAGTTTCTTGAAATGTTGAGGTGATCACATGGGCTGGATGGATTCCATAAAAAACTTGCTTAATAAACCAACGGATGGATTAGCTTCAGCACAACTTGCCATGATCAGTGGGAATCCACCCATCTATACCCAATTTGGGCAAAGTGTTTATGCAAGTGATGTGGTTCAACAAGCCATAGCTTGCATTGCCCAGGAAATCAGTAAACTCACACCCAAACATGTTCGCTTTGATCGACAAGGATTACAGACGACCGTCATTGGACCTCTCAATGAACTCCTTGAATATGGACCCAATGAGTGGATGACCACCAAAGACTTTCTAGAGAAGATCACCTGGCAGCTCTTTCTTAACTACAATGTGTTTCTATATCCTGTCAAAGAAGTCAAAAACAAAGATGAGCCAGGAGTCAAACAGATTAAGGCTATCTACATTCTAGAACCACAACAAGTGTCGTTTCTGGTTGATGGTAGTAATGAGCTCTATGTTGAGATGATCTTCGATAACGCGCAAAAGCTAACATTGAAGTACATCGATTTAATCCATTGGCGGTATCGCTACTCCGTGAATCCATTCATGGGTGGGAACACCAATGGGCAGCCCGATCATCATGCTTTGCTTCAGACAGTAGAGATTAACCATAAGCTACTTCAATCCATTGAGAAATCGGTGAACTCCTCGATGCAAATCTATGGGGTGATGAAGTACAACACCATCTTGGATGAAGATCATATGAAAGCCGAAATACTTCGCTTTGAAAAAATGTTGTCGGAGAATAAGAATGGGATCATTGGAGCTGATTTAAAGTCAGAGTACATACAAATCAAACCTGATCCTAAAATGGTGGATGCAGAAACATTAGCCTTTATTGATTCCAAGATCTTACGACATTATGGTGTACCACTGCCTATCTTGACGGGGGACTTCACTCCAGAACAATATCAAGCCTTTTATGAAAAAACGCTTGAACCCTTGATTCTCTCGTTAACCCAGGTGTTTACCAAAACATTATTTACTTCAAGAGAGTTGCAGTTTGGCAATAAGATTATCTTCTATGCAAACAATTTATTGTACATGGCCTTGGATAAACGCGTAGCTTTAGGAGAACTGTTAGGAAATCGAGGAGCACTCACCAACAATGAACTCTTAGCCCTCTTTGGCTATCCTCCATATGAAGGTGGAAACATTCGCTTGATGTCACTCAACTATGTGGACGTGTCCATTGCGAATCAATATCAAATGAGCTTATCGTCATCACCTAAGGAGGACAAAGATGCACCAACCTCGTAATGTACAACCCATCTGTCGTTCGTTTATCTCTGACTTTAAAGTCGATGGGAATAAAGTCGTTGGATTAGCAGCTGTCTATGAGAGTCGAACTAACATTGGCAACATGTTTGAAGAAGTTATTGAGCGTGGTGCTTTTGATTCGAGTGATCTTACGGATGTCTTGTTCTTTGTGAATCATGACATGAGCAAGATACCACTTGCACGAAGTCGACGAAACAACGGGAGTAGTACCATGAGACTCTCGCTGGATGAGCGAGGACTCAACATGGAAGCCAGCTTAGATGTGGATAACAATAACGAGGCTAAAGCCCTCTATTCGGCCATTCAACGTGGAGATATGAGTGGGATGTCGTTTCTGTTCACCATCAAAGAAGACACGTGGGAAAACTTAAACTCTGAGATGCCGACTCGTCGCATCAAAAAGATTGCACGAGTTCGAGAAGTCTCAGCAGTAAACTTTCCCGCATATCAAGACACTGTATTATTAGCTCGAGATGTAGCTTCACTGGAGAGTGAGCGCAAAGCACTAGATCATGCCCGAGCTTTAGGAGTGGAGACTCAACAACGCTATGATGTATGGCGTTTAAAGAATGCAAACTTAGCCCAGAAATGAGGACCCATGAACAAAGAAAAACTCAATGAATTGTTGAAAGAAAAACAAGCGA